ATTTCAACCGGGCCCTTGGAAGGAACCAACAACAAGATCAAGACCATGAACCGTCAACACTACGGCCTGCGCGACGGCGAATTCTTCCTCCTCAAGCTCTATCAACTTCACGAGACCAAGTACGCTTTAGTCGGATGAACCTCATTTTTGTCAGGGCCGCGTTGAGCGATTCCACCTCCACGCCGGCCAGCTTCGCGCCGTGCTGAAGGGCCACGATGGATGCCGTGTCGTAGCCGCTCGTATCGGCCAGCTTGGCGACGACATCGATCCGCTCGGCGCTGGCGGAGAACGAATCCAAGACGCGGCCGATCGCACTAGCGCCGGCACTGGCAATGTTCATGGCGGCGTTGAGCGTCATCGCTCCCTTGGCCAGCGCGTCCAGGTCTTTGAGACTTTTCTTCGCCGGACCAGAGAACCCGGCCGTATTCATGCCCAGGTTGACCAGCAGCGATGCGATCGTTGACATTCAGCTACCTTTCGATTGCGGCGCTGCCCGCTTGCGTGCCGCGTTTTTGCCCGGTCGCCTCGGCCAGCATCTTGAACACGGACAGTATTTGCCCGGCCGTTTGGCGCTTGGTTTGAATGAGCGGGCGGACGGGCCAAAAATCGCGGGCTGCGAATTTGCCGCCGCCCCGCTTGCCGCCCGCGGCGTTGCCGATCATGGCGCAGATTTGCCCCGTCTGCTGCCACGCTTCGCCGAACGGTTCCACGCGATAGAAGGCTTGCCATTCGGCCAGCTCAGCGGCGGACATTTCATCAAGCAGGCGCTCGACCGTCATGCCGAGTTGAGCGGCCAGCCGAAAAATAAATCGTCGGTCTGGCCGCTCTAAAAATTTTCGACCAGCTCCTTATGGTCGGCCTTGCCCATGCGGTTGACCTGGATGGCCAAATCAAAAATGGCCGACAGCGGGGCGGCGCTCTTTTGGCCGAGCCAATCGGCGTCGGCGTCGGCAAAGACCCGGTTGCCCTCGGCGTCTTGCACGGTGAGCACGGCCAGCTTCGCGCGGGAGTTGTCGCGGCCGTCCGGTTTCAGAAAGTCGCGCTCGAAGGCGTCTTTGTCGCGCGCCGTCAGCGAGCCGACATAGACCCCGTGTTTCGTCGGGTCGAAGGTTTCGCCATCGGGCGTCCAATCTTGGATCGGCAGCCACTTGCGGGGGCGGTCGTTGACGATGCGAATTTGATCTTTGGTCAGCATTTTTAGAACGATCTTAAACTGTGAAAAAAGCAACGATTGACTCGCCACGGCGGCGGGTCGTTATTGAGTGGCGGCGATGCCGGCCTGAAGCGTGGTCGTGATGGCGGCCAGCGCGGCATCTTTGGTTTGGTCAAACGCCGGCCTGAGAAACGGTTTCGGCGGCACGGCCTCGCGGGTGTCGGTAAGTCCCTTCACTCGCCGCCGCTTGCCGACCTTGTGGCCGAATTCCAGAAACGAGCCGTAAAAGGTTTCGCCGCGGTAGTCGCCGGCCTTGGTTTGCACGACGAACGATATGCGGCCACCCTTGCGCTTGCCGGCCCGAACCTTCAAGCTGCGTTTGAGAGTGCCCGATTTCACGGGCACAAGCTGCCTGGCACGTTCCAGCACGATCTTTGCCCCGGCGCGGAGCGCTTGCGATGAAATCTTGCGGGCGACTTTTTTATCAAGATCAAGCAGCTTCTTGCGTAGCTGGTCCGCGCCTTCCAGCTTGACGGTGTTAGTGGCCATCGACCTCCTTTGCCAGCGTGGCGGCCTCGGCGTTTATACGATCGACCGCGGCGCCGAACTGCTCGGCATCGTCGGCGGCCTGGCTAACTTTGTGGCCCGACCGGCGCAGGGTGGCCTCGATCGTGGGCAGGTAGTTCGCCGGAATCTGGCGGCGCCCGGCAAAGACGGGGCAGCGTGAGCTATCGAGCCGCCCGGTGTAAAACCAATCGGTCAACAGCTTCGGCGGGCAGCCGAAATGCCTGGCCGTTTCCCCGATGCTGTAAACGGGCATCGTAAAACCTCCGTTTCGTGTGGTCGATCAACGTCGTTGACCGTGGAAATGAAAACGCGGCAGTGAGCCGCGTATGATCGATAGCCCCGGCCGCGCGACCAGCCGCACAAGGAATGCAGCGATCAGCGGGCAGGCCGGGGCGTGTTGTGCCAGATGGCCGCCGGTTGCCAGGCGGCGAGCTGTGGGGGGGCGTGGGCGGCCGATTCCGCCTCCCGGCGGCGGAACCGAAAACCGAACGCACTATGTCACGTTGGCAGCGTTCGGCGTGTCGGCCGTGTTGATTACTCAACTCAGCACTGGCAAACCGCGAGGGCTGACTGTCATTTTTGCCACCCCTCGAATTTTGACAAAAATGCGTCTTGGTTGGACGACGGTCTGTAGGGGTCGTGTCTGAGGATTTCGCCCCCCTTACCCCTGGGGGCTGGTCGCCGGTCGCGGTCAATCGCCCCGCCTATAAACTTTAACGCCGCAGAATCGGAAACTGGACAATACTTTGCGCCACTGTTCTATTCACTGCCCTCCTATTAACTATTAACGCGGCAGATTCCCAAACTGGACAAAGTTTTTTGAGCCGATACGTAAGGGCATGGTAGCCCTGAACTTCGACCTCGATGCGTTTGTTGAACAGCAGTGGCGCGACCGGGAAACACTCAGCCCTGACGTGCTCTATTCTCACGTGTTCTGGCGACGACCCGGCTGGCAGGATTTCGCTGAAACACTCTATCGTCGTTTGCACGGCCATTATGCGTGGAACGATCCAGGGCAGCGGTGGGACATATCGCACGACGTTATCAGGCTTTCGCTGTGCCAGGAATACAGGCACACGATGAACGCAAACAATACCGGCATTCACCTTTTTGAATGGCTAGATGATCTATTCCACCGAGCCTGGGCGAAGCTTCTCGACATAGACCAGGTGCCGCACCCCGGTTTGCCATCGTCAGATTCGTTTAACGTAATCGGCTGGCTGATTACAGCGATTCGCAACCTAGCAAATAGCGACCTCCATGAGCGTGCCCGTACGCTGAGGGTGAGAACACCCCAGGTCAAATTTGACGAAGCATGGACACTGTACGTCCTGGCTTCCGGTGGAATCGCCGCAATTGAGGCATGGTGGAACAAGCCAACCAAATTCAAAAAATACAAGCCTCACCCGTGGCTTGAATTCGCAAAAAACCACTTCCTTGAAACCGGCAGCCGCCGTTACCTGGAGCACGTTGTCAGTCTGGCCCTGCGCGCTGGCGGCCTGCGCGCCAAGTGCTACCGATTCAAGGTTGGCGAGGCGGAAATGGCCTCATGGGGCCAAAGCGATTTGCTGGTTCAGGATGAGATTGATCGTCGGATTCTGGGCAAGTCGATTTCACGGCGAGACGCCTGCGCGGCCAGTGCGTTGCTTTATCCCGACATGGCCGACGATGTTTGCAGATTTACCCGTTTGCAAGCCAGCCTGGCAGAGCAGTCGCACCAGGAGCGCGACACGCTGAAAGCGTATTACATTGATGGCCTCGACGATCCGGGCGCCGCGGCCATGCTGGGCATTAAGCCCAATACCTATTCCAAACGTCGTCAGCGGGCGCTGGATGCGGTGTTCGCATCGTACCGAAAGCGTCGCTATCCGCGGCACAAAGATTTTCTATTGCTCGCCAATCTTGGCCCTCACGAATTCAGGGCATACCTAGACCAGCTCTCACCGCGTGAATTCCATCGGTTTCTCCACAGCCATACGGACGATCAATCGCCGGCTGAAATCGACGGTAATCAATTCGAGGCGTACGTCGCCGCACGATCGCTCTTGAGCAAGCGTGAACCGGACGCGGTGTTCACTGACCCGCTTGCCCCGTGGGACACGACCCGCAGCCCTCTTCACGTGCCGCCGGCTGACACCGAACCGCGCCGGCCATACGTGGAACACGGTTACCCCAGAATAGTCCTGTTGACCGATTTCGGCGGCCCGGTAATCGAACCGGACTTGCGGGGCTTGATTGACGTACAACTGCCGCGCGGCGTGTACCGTCGCCGGCCGGATTGCCGAGTTTTGGTAAAGAACCGCGATCGCGACCTCGTGAAAGCTACTCGTGAACACGATGCCGCCGTATTGCGCAGGAAAGCCGCAAGGAAGCTCGTCGGCTACATGAAGGCGCAGGCCAAGAAGTCTCGCGCCATATCGCCGCCAGCGCCACCGCAGCCCGCCAAACTGCCGCCCCAGGAACGGAAAAAACTGCGCCTCGACGCGCCGGCGTCGCCAAAAGCGCACGGGCCACATAAGGCGCCATCACGCCCCACGCATCGACTGTGGTTCAATCGGGGCGGGTGGCGCGTGCCATCGGTGCCGATGCTCGCCATTGACCGCGCGGGCGCCCTCGACGATTCCGGCATCGGGTCACTGGTCCCCAGATAGGCCACGTCCCTCCTCGCATTGCCGTCCCGCCCGCCGATCGGCTAACATGCGGGCGCGAAACCGACCTGGCCGGTTGCCGGGAAAGATCAGGAACAATGTGTGCAGAACACAGGTCAACGGCCTGGCAGCTTGCGCGTGCTGGAGCGACGATCCGCGATGGCGGGTAGCAACGGCCGCGCTGGTGGTTTCTGACCGCCACGCAGCGAGTTGCTGGGCCGATGGCGTTTCTTGGAGGTGCATGATGGTTACGCTTTCACGCCGAGCCTTTGGCGCCGGGTCATTCGCCGCGGCTGCCGCGGTCGCCAGCTCGCCGCCCAAGCGGCAATCAATGGGCGACCGGCTACGGGCGGCCCGCCTATCAAACCGGCTCACGGTCGCCGCGTGCGCCGATTACGTCTGCGTCACGCCAGACGTTTGGCAATCGTGGGAATCCGACCAGGCGATTCCCGATGCCGAAGAAGTTTGTTACGCCGGTAGGTTGCTCGGCGTCACCGCGCCTTGGCTCACGTTCGGCGAAACCGCATAGCCCGGACGTTCACCTACCGCCGATCATCGCTCCCCCGTGGCCTTTAAAAGCCGCGGGGTTTTTTTGTTGCGCCAGGAGTGGCCCAACGGGACAGCGCGCCGCCGTCGCTTACGCTGGTGGGACAAAGCGACAGCAGCCAAACGCCGCATACACTGGCGGCCAACGGGACAGCGCCAGCCGGTCGCGTACGCTTTGGGATAGCGGGGCGCCTGCTAGGCGTCGCGTACGTTGGCTCAGAATTGGCCGGTTATTGCCGGCCGCGCCTGACAGCGGAGCGCTTGCCGCGACCCACGTACGCTTAAAGACAGCGGCCAACTGACGATCGCGGCCGGGAAAACTTGGATTGACAGAGCGAGGATACCTTTTTGAAACTCAAACCAATCACAAGGGCTTACCCTGGCGGGATAAGCACAAAAGTACGAACATGCCCGCCACGTCACGTAACGCCCGCAAGCCGGGGGCACGGCAGCGATCTTCAAAAGGGACGCTAACCGTGAAAGAGCTTGTAAAGCGGCCTTGGGCCGTCGTGTGTATCGTTGCCATTGTCGCGGTGTCTATCGTGACGATTTCGCTTGCGCTGATTTTCAGCGGCAACGCCGATCAGTTGGTGAGCATCTTTGACACCGTGGCTGGAGCGCTAGGCGGCCAGGCCGCCCGTACTCTAATAACCCGGAAACCATGACAGCGGTGCCGACTGCCGGCCACCTCACTTGGCCTCAGTGCCGCAGTGATGGCAGCGGTACGGCTCTTGTTTGGCCAGCATGTTGCCGAACGTGTGCAGCCCCCAGACAAGCACCCAGACGAACGCAGCCGCCACGGCCGCGGCGCTGGTCGCCGAATTGCGGGCGACCACGGCAGCCAGCCCCAAGGCGGCAACCACGATCAAATGGCCCAGGTGCGGCACGTCGTACGTGCTGCGAACGTGTAGCGTCGGTCCCTGGCACGTCGGGCATTTGTGCTGCGTATGCTGAATCATTGCTTGGCCCCTAGAGTGATGATCGAACCCGGCGCGAAGCTTCGCTCCGATGCCGGCCGAATGCAAGAGCCGCGGGGCAGAAACGAAAACAGCCCCGGATGATCGGGGCCGTGGGGACGGTCGGGAATGCGGGCGACGGGGCGGTTCAGCCGATGCAAACGGTGGAAACCATCGCGCCCATGCGGCCCCTGCGCAGCGGGTGAACTGTAATTTCGCCAGTACCGCAGCCGGTACTGGCAAGGCTACGGCCCAGGTTCGCCCTAAGCGGCCGGGGCGCTTTCTCACCTGCGGCGCACCTGGGTGGAGAGACCTTGCGCCGTGCCGTCCAACGTGCGGGATGCCGCACGTCTAACTGATTCATAGGAGCGTTTGTAGCTTATTTGTTGTGTAGTTGCAC